CGACCTTAAGACTGCGCGGAGATCGCTTAACTTGCTGTTGGCTGATTGGGCAAACCGAGGCTTAAATCGTTGGACGATTGAGCAAACAACACTCAGCTTGGTTGCGGGGACAGCGAATTACAGTTTAGGGGCAGACACTATTGATATATTGTCGGCTGTGGTGCGTACTAACGCGGGGGCGTCAGATCAATCTGATATCACCATTTCCCGCGTTAGCCGCGATGCGTATATAAACATTCCGTCTAAGAATACGCAAGCTCGGCCAACACAATATTATGTAGATAGACAACTTACCCCGACTGTAAAGTTATGGCCGACACCAGATGCTACTGCCACATATACCCTTGTGTATGACAGGTTAGTGCGGATGGATATAGCGGCGAACCAACAAAACACGCTTGATATGCCGTTTAGATTTTATCCTTGTTTAGCGGCAGGGTTAGCGTATTACTTGAGTATTAAACGTGCGCCAGAGCGCATGCAGATGCTAAAAGCAATCTATGAAGAAGAGTTTGAACGGGCGGCGGCTGAAGACCGTGACCGTGCAAGTTTGAGTTTAACACCTAGCAGGGATTATTACACGTTTATCTCATGAGATACGCAACTGGGAAATATGCACTCGCTATTTGTGATCGCTGTGGACAACAGTACGATTATGTTACCCTGCGTAAAGAGTGGACTGGTTTCAAGGTATGCACTCAGTGTTATGAGCAAAAGCACCCACAACTTGAACCAACCCCACCCCCGTTTGAGCCACAAGCGTTGTATGAACCACGGCCTGCGCGAACAGAGCCGTTAACAGTGAGCGTTGGGCAACTGGTTTTTCCTCCGTTAGCTAACGCCTCTACCCAAGCGGTAGCTATGGTAGGATTTGTGGAGGTAACCACGTCATGAGCTTTACATATGGCGAACTAAAACAAGCGATACAAGATTATACGGAAAACAACGAGACGACTTTCGTTAATAACCTGCCTATATTTATACGCAACGCAGAAGAACGTGTGTTGAAAAACGTGCAGTTAGATTTTTTCCGCAGGAACTCCTCGGCATCGTTTTTAGCTAGCAATAAATATCTTGCTATCCCTAGTGATTATTTAGCTCCGTTTAGTTTGCAGTTAACGGACTCAGATGGCAACGAAGTGTTTTTAGATTTTAAAGACGTAGATTTTATATCAGAGTTTGCACCTGATGCTTCAGTTACAGGCACCCCTAGATATTATGCAGTGTTTGATATTAACAATTTTATTGTAGCCCCTACCCCGAGTACAAATTACACAGTAGAGCTTCATTACCTTTACCGACCTGCTAGTTTAACTGCAGGAACAGATAGCGGAACTACATGGCTCAGCACCAATGCGCCGATGGCTATGCTGTATGGCAGTTTAAGCGAGGCTTATGTATTTATGAAAGGTGAACAAGATATTATTGCTCAATATGACAAATCGTTGCAAAATGCAATCGCAGGAATGAAACTTCTAGGCGAGGCGAAAGAGGTAACTGATGAGTATCGTATGGGCAGAGTAAGGAGACCTAAACAATGATTTCTACTGAAGCATTGCAGGCTGCTCCTGAGTTTAATGTCCAAGTTGAGACCGTAAGCCATCGGGGGTTTACGCCTGAAGAAATCGCTGAGAGATGTGTGAATAAGATTATTTCTGTTTCCGACTCCGCGCACCCTGCTATCCGTGAACAAGCTAATGCGTTTAGGAAGCAGTTGGTCACTCTTGTTGCTTTTTATATTCGTGAGGGTATCAAAAGTGACAGAACTACGATATACAATGAGTTATGCAACGCGGGGCAACCGAAGCTCGCAGAACTGATAAGGAGGCTATAGATGGCTTTTTCAGGTAACTATATGTGTACGAGCTTCAAGAAAGAGCTCTTGTTCGGCGTACACGATTTTGCAAATGGGGCAGATACTTTCAAACTTGCCATGTACACTAATAGTGCGTCGTTTGATGCGGCGACCACAGCGTACACAGCAACTAATGAGGTTTCTGGCACAGGATACTCGGCAGGAGGTGGTTCGCTTACCAATGTTGACCCCTCTGTACCAAGTGGAACTACGGCAATTACAGATTTCCAAGATCTGACGTTTAGTACCGCAACGGTTACTGCACGAGGTGCGTTGATTTATAACAGCACTCCTAATACAACTTCTATTTCAGTAACTGATCCTACTGTTATAGTATTGGATTTTGGTGGTGATAAAACATCAACGGCGGGTGATTTTACCATTGTATTCCCAACTCCTGATGCAACGAATGCGATTATTAGGATAGCCTAATGGCTGATGTAACCGTACCTATAGGCGGTTGGGGGCGTTTCGGTTGGGGTGAAATGCCGTGGGGTCAAACAGACCTCCCCAAAGCTACTGGTGCGGTTGGCTCAGTTACTGTAAACGCAGAGGCAAATGTTCCTGTAACGGGATTATTTGCTACAGGTGGGGTAAGTCCCCTTGGTGTTACAGTAATTGCAAATGCGGATGTAGATGTAACAGGGGTTGAGGCTACGGGTGAGGTTGGCACTGCTGCTGTTGTGGGTGGTGCAACAGTGGGGGTCACTGGTGTATCTGCTGATGCCCTAACGCCAACTGGCGGTTCTGCATTTACAGCAGATGGAAACGCGCAGCTTTCAACAGCCCAAGCCAAGTTTGGTTCAGCGTCACTCCTGCTTGATGGCACAGACGATTTTGTAACCTCTGACGATAATATCGACCTAAGTTCTGGCGACTTCACAGTAGATATGTGGATTCGTCCGACAAATGTTACGGGTTACAAAGGTCTATGGCAGTCAGGTACAAGCTCTCTGCTTAATGTGTATTTGATCGGAGATCAGGTTCAAGGCACTGTTGCAGGGTCAACAACACTCTTCTTATCTAGTACCAGAATTTCTGCAAATGTCTGGACTATGATCTCTGTTGAAAGAGAAGGGAGTGTTCACAGGCTTTACATAAACGGAGTGTTAGAGCAATCAAGTTCTACTGCAAACCGCCCAGATGATGGCGTCTTTGCTATTGGAAAGAACGGCTTTGGTGATTTCAATGGATACATTGATGAACTGCGTCTGTCTCCCGTTGCCCGTTATGGCGGCACATCCTTTACAGAGCCGACTTCAAACTACGCAGTAGATGGCGATACCACCGCATTGCTGCATTTTGATGGCACCAATGGTTCTACAGACATTGTCAACGAAACAGAGGGTGGCGTTACTGTTGAGGCTGATGCGAATGTATCGGTCACTGGCCTTGAAGCGACTGGTGGTGTTGGCACTGCTACAGTAGATGGGGAAGCTAATGTCCCTGTCACGGGCCTTGAGGCTACAGGCAATGTTGGTTCTGTCACTGTTGACACTCAAACTTTTGTAGACGTTACTGGTGTAGAAGCCATCGCTCAAGTGGGCGCGGTTACTGTTGAGGCGGATGCGAATGTTTTTGTCACGGGGGTTTTTGCTACAGGAGAGGTAGGAACACCTTTAGTTTGGGGACGTATTGTTCCAAATCAAGATCCGAGTTATACTCCTGAACAACCGACACAATCCCCTGGCTGGTCGAGCGAGACTCCCTCGCAGTCGCCAGGTTGGACCCGAAAAGTAGCATAGGATAGAATTATGCCCAGTACATATACACTGAATAACGGTATCGAACTTATCGCAACAGGCGAACAGTCAGGCACATGGGGCGATACAACAAACACAAACTTGAGCTTAGTTGATACGGCTCTGGATGGTCAGGTCACGGTTACGCTGCCAAGCGCAGGGTCTTCGGGTTCTCCGAATACACTGGCGATTAGTGACGGTGCGGCGTCCGATGGTCGTAACCGCATGGTTATCTTTAACGACGGCGGGGACTTAGGTGCGACGGCCTACGTGCAGCTAACGCCTAATGACGCTGAAAAGATCATTTATGTGCGCAACGATCTGGCTGGATCGCGCAGCATCATTCTGTTCCAAGGCACGTATAACGCGAGTAACGACTATGAGCTTCCTGCGGGAACGACGGCGGTTATTTACTTTGACGGTGCGGGTTCTGGCGCGGTAGCGGCGAACGTCTTTAACAACGCGTACTTTGACAGTTTGCGTTTGGGCAGTGTGTCGGTTGATAAGATTTTAGATGAAGACAACATGGCGTCTGATGATGCGTCTGCGCTTGCTACGCAACAGTCGATTAAGGCATATGTGGATAGCCAAGTAACTGCGCAGGATTTGGACTTTGGTGGCGACAGCGGCACAGGTGCCGTTGATCTGGATAGCCAGACCTTTACGATTGCTGGTACGGCTAACGAGATTGAGACATCGGCTTCTAA